TAATCCAGTCTCATATACAACCTCATTAACATATATCTCCTCATTCTGCATTCTAACCTCAACTAAAGTAGATGGGTCATTAGTGAAACCAAAGTCCATTCCATAGCCTATTAACTTCTTATCTTCTGTAGTAAATTTAGAGGTATTCCAATTCTTAAATACTAGGCCTTCTATTCTGCCAGTCATTCCCCTAGCGTATACCTTCCATAAGTCAATATCCTTTCCTTTAAGGGCCTCTATCTTATCTCTAATCTTATCACTTAAAAAAGGGTTATGTCTATGGTCTGATATAATAAGCTCTGATGTTTCTTGAGGTATTACTTTCTCATGTACCCAGAAAGATGTATCTGGGTTATAGTCTATATAAACCTTTCTACGAGTTCTAAGAGCTAATTGCTCGTATATATTATAGTTAATACCATTAGCCTCATTAACGAATAAATAGTCTCTCTTTCCTGACTTAGCGTCTTGGTCGTTATCATAACTATTAAACTCTATTCTAGAGCCATTTCTAAATCTGAATACTCTATCTGTTCTGTTATAGAATATTACATTCTCCTTAACTACTTCGTTTTGAGATAGTATATCCTGAGCATCTCTAAGAGCTCCTACTTTTAAATTAGGTATATCTTGACCAGCTACAGTTATAATGCACTCCTCTTCCATTGCCTTAGTAAATAATACTTGCAATATAGAGTAAGTTTTACCTGAAGAAGTACCTCCTTGATTAACTACTATATCGGCAGTAGATTCTAGATTCTTATAATATAAGTCTCCAGCCTTAATCAATTATATCTCCCTCCTCGCTAGCAAATGGAATGCCAGTACTTATTATCTTAACTTCTAAATTCTTGTGTGTGGTCTCTTGCTGAATCTCTTGTCTTTCTACATATCCTCTATTCTTTCCCTTTCTACTTAAATAGAATGTAGTGGCCTGAGTACTTCCCTCTCCTATTTGTTTATGTAATTGACTCTCAGCAAAATCTAAAGCAATATTCTCTACATCCTCTACAGACTTTCTATACTCCTCATCTTCTTTTAACCAGATGTAATGAGTTACTCTAGATATCCCTACTTTTACGCAAGCTGAAGTTACTATCCCTAAAGATTTCTCTAATGCAGATAGCATAGCTTTTTTATTTGTCTTAGTTCTCTCTTGTTGACTCATTTATTTATATATACTCTAAATATCTAGCTTATGTAAGGTTTCGTTAAATCTTACTCCCACACTTATCACAAATATCAAAAGAGTCATCTCTCTCAATCTCCTGAGTTTCAGGCTGTTCGAAAGGGAATCCTTCTAAACCCCAGTCCTCTAATTCGAACTCATTCCAGAATCCGCTAGAAAGGTTATCCCAGTCCCACTGGCCATTAGATATATTATCTCTTATAACTATCTCTTTCTCATCTTCTAAACTTAATCCACTTATCAACTTAGTAGGTACTTTATCTAACCCAATATGAGTAGATGCTCTTAATCTTTGATTACCAGCTATAACAACTAAATCTCCAGTTCTGTCAGATAGTATAATAGGTCTAGCTTCAAAATACTCTGGATTCTTTCTTATAGAATCACATAATACATTGAACTGCTTTTCGTCTATAGTTCTAGGATTATAATCTAGTAACTTTAATTCATTAATTTCTCTATAAATCATACTTCTTATAAAGCTTTATCACTTGTCTATATATGCAAGTACCACAAGACATATCAGGACTATAGTTTAACTCTTGCCTACATAACTCTTTGAACTCATTAAAGAGCCGTCTCGGTAGACGGCCCCCTTGTTGTTTTTGAATTCTTATTATTTGTTCTTTTAACTCTTCGGTCATTATAATAATTGTATTCTTTTTGCGTTCTCTTTAACAATATTAAATCTGCTTCTAATATCGTCTCTTAATTGTAGGCCCATTTCTACTTGCCTTTGGTGGTCTCCTTTAATCTTCTTAATAGCTAAGTCCCACCTATTATTATATACTCTAATAGAGTTACTTGAAGTAGCTATAGACTTATAAGGGTAAACATCACTAACTATAATAGGTCTAGCAAAATGGCCAGCCTCTATCATTTTAAGCTCTGACTTACATCTATTAAATGCGTTGTCTTGTAAAGGAATAACACATATACCGCAATCAGTATAGTCCCTAGCATATTCGCTAATATCAGATAATTGAACTTTTATAGACTTCATTCGTCTAGGTAACTTATCACTCTTAACAAAGAAATCTTCATTATTAAAGTAGTCTCCTAATAATTTTAAGTCATTACTATGAGTATTACCTCCAGAATAAAAGAACGTGTCAAAATCTATAGATAATGAATCATAAGCAAATTGATTTTCCTGAGGGTCAATAGCGTTCTTTAGTACATGGACATTCTTATTAAATGGTCTTATCTCATCTGCTAGTCTTTTAGTTGTAGTCCATACAATGTCCGCTAACTTCATATTAGCTACTACACATTTATTCATATTTGTCTTATTATAGTAGTAAGACATAGGATGGCCTTTAGGTAATTCCCAATGGTCATCTATATCACATATAACCTTAATGCCCCTACCTTTTAAATCTACTATACACTCTTCAGGTTTCATTAATCCTGATATATTTCTATTGAATATAACGTGAGTAATATCTCTATCTTTTTTAATAGCATCCATAAAAGCGTCATCTCTGCTCATTAAGCAAACCACATCTATTCCGTAGTCTCTGCTCATCTTAGCAATAGGCACCATTAATCTATGATAAGCTACTCCATTCATATTATCTAGGATTATAGCTATCTTTGTTTCTTTCTTATACATAATTGAAAACTCTTTTTTTGCTTTATCATAGTCAGCCTTTAAGGCCTTATATCCTATTCCACTATCTTTATGAATCTTAGTTAGATTATCTCCATTCGCTATCGAGCGTAGTATCTCAGCGTAGTAGTGATTCATTTTACCTAGTGTAGTCTCTATGTCTATATCCTCTGACTCATCTTCAAAATAATAAGGGTCTTTCTTATTGCATTTCTTTAGCCATTGATTACGCATAACCATAGCAAAATAACCCTTCATGTTATCCTTAGGAGGTTTCCTAGAGCATATATCATAAGCTAGAGAGACTAGCTCCTCAGCCTCTAGGGTATTCCTAGTAAGCTTAAGAGCATAGTCCTTTATACTTTTATCGAAATAAATATCCTCTAGTTTCAAAATGGTACTTCGTTAGATGTACTTGCGAAAACATCTCCTTTGGCTTGCTCTGACATTGGAGCTGACGGCTGCCAAGTATCTAACTCAACGTAATACTTACCTCCTTTACTTTTCTTAATATCAAGATTAACCCATCCTTTGTTAGCGTTTGACTTAAGGAATTCTACAGCTTCGTCTACTTTAACTGACATACCCCCTACAATAAAATCAGGTGCATTATCATTTCTTTTAAACATAAAACCGTTTGCAAATACTTTTTCTTTTTGTTCTGACATAATTCTTTTTTTAATTGTTATTTATTTATTATTTATTTTCGCTTACTATCATTGATAATAGTACAGCATAATTAGCTAAATCCAAGATACTATCCTCAATACTTTCGTGATTAGGTTTGTTCCCTTTAGAGTTAATTAAAACTCCTAGCCTTGCTACTTTAGTTCCTATTAGGTTTAAGCAGTTAGTTTCTGCATTACCTCCAGATATAGTGCCAGCTAGTTTAAAGTTACTGAGTCTATCTTCGTTAGCGTAATCGTCTCCTTTACTAAACATGACTTTACTCATTTTTTTAGTCATGCTTTCGAAATGTTTCTGTTGTTGTTTTTTGTTCATTGTATTACTTTGTTTAATTTAATATTTGTTACTTTCCATTGCGGCCTTTCTCCATGAATGATTTTGTGATTATTCATTAATCTGGCCTTTAATGTATCTTCGTCCTCTGTATCTCCGTAGACTTCAGAGGATAATTTCTTTTTGCCTTTTGTTGCAGTTACTTGTATTAGTCCTTTCAATATAATTTATCGTGTTTTCTGTGGCAATCTCTGCACCTTATTTTAATATTATTTACATCCCAAGCAAGCTCAGAACTTCCAGTCTTTTGAGCCTTGTCTACGCTTATTGTGTGTGAGCAATCTAATATACCTCTTGAAGTTAAACAGTCTTCGCAAAAGTTATATCCAAACTCCCAAAACTGGGCACTTAATACAGACCTCTTAGCCTCTCTAGTTCGTGAGTCTATTACTGACTTACTAACCTTATCTCCATTTGACATCCTATAGTTTCCCATGCTTTGTTAGTACAAATATAACATAATTAACCTAATCTACACTAGTTTAACTGTTGCAGTTTTCCACATTATAGCTCACTTATTTTATTAAGTTTAGCGAACTCTACTCTAGCTTTATGTATAGTCTGTTTTAGTATTGCTATATCTTGATTAAGCTTACCTATAGATTCATGTAGTTGATTGTTATCATGCTGTAGGTATGTAGTATAGTGCAGTAAGTTTTGCAGCTTATCTAAGTTAGCTTTTTTAGTAGGGTCTATCTTTACTGAATGCGTATTAGGGTCTCCTAATTTAAAGCCAGCTTGCTTAAGTATAGCAACATCTATGCTAGATATTACCGCCTTAGCTTCTCTTATTGTTTTATTTTGTTCTGATATCTTGTTCATTGTTTTATTTAAAAAGGGTTATCTAAATCGTATTGCTGTGGCATCATTTGTTGTAGTGGGTCTTTAGCCTCTTCAGGGTCTCCATAAGCATAAGTCTTTCTATTTAGGCCTGGTTCATATTCATAAAACCTTTGCTTATTCCAATCCATCATTAAAGTAAACTCTCCTATGTTACCATAATGCTTAGGCTTTACTTTGTCTATGTGAATGTTATATGGCTCATGATTCTCCTTAGAGTTTTTATGTATAACCATTATATTTTTTCCGTTGTTATTCCATTCTGACCCACCCATTAAATCATAGACACTAGGTCTTTTTAGGCCTCCATTAGCTATAGCTTTTGCATCTGGATTCTTAGGATGAATGATTATAAAGCTGTGCATCTTATTAGTCTCAAAAAATCTATTTCTATAAGATAAAATCTTTCTCAAATAATCTGGCTTAGTAGGCTCACCTTCGTGATTCATATAGTTCCATGAGTCAATAACTGCCGAGTTACATTTAGCTTCTTTTGCATAGTTCCAAAATGCCGTAGGCTCTAGTGTTTTTGCAGAGCTAATAAACTTAAAGTTATCTAATATAAATTTAGAGTGTTTAACTATTTCAGCTTCAGTTATAGCGTTAGGATATTGCTTATCAAATGTCTTTCCAGTTAACTTATGTATTAAGTTAGATATTACTTCAGTATCTCCTCCATCGTCAGGCATATAGATACAATGTTTCCAGCCTTTATTAATAGATAAAGCTACTAATATCTCCTTAGCCACCAGACTCTTTCCGTAAAAAGGATAGCCAGTTATATCAGTACATCCACCTTCTACGAATGTCAGTTTGTCATCAAATGACTCTAATCCTATATTCGCTCCAGTTGGTAAACCATTTCTTTGAAGATTGATAAGTTCGTCTACTATTTCGTTGTTGTCTTTAAATATGCTCATTAATTGTTTGTTGTTATTCGTTTTAAGGGTATTTATAGCCCGTTTAAGGCATTTCTATTGTTTTTTGGTGTATTCATACCACTCTAGTTATTTAAACTCCTTAGAGCTTTTAAATTAGCTTTGTGGTTTTTAGTTTGTATTGTGTAGCGTTTAGGAATTTATCTAGTTTATCCGCTCTGCTTATGAACTCTAGAGTAAGATATTTGTAGTTATTGTCCATGTGGAAGTTATCTCCAGCAGCATTATTCAAAGCTAAAACTATATCTTTTTTAGTATAACCTTCTTTGAGTCTAGCGTTTATCTGTTTGCGGGTTTTAGCGTTTACTACTCTTGATTGTTTCCCTAGGGTTTGATTGTAGAGAGCTAAAAGTTTATCGTAGTCGATTTTATCGGTACTAACTTTTTGTTTCAAAACCTTTTCTTTTTTACTTTCTTTTTCTTCTTCTCTTATCTTCTCTTCTCTTAATAGCATTGCATTTGGATATGCATTTGCATATGCATATGCATTAACTGCCTGATTATCAGGATTCCCACTCCAACGTTTTTGAGCTGCCTTACGTCTTTTGTTGATAACATCGCTAAATTGTCCTATCTGTTCATCTAGAAAATCTATGACTATTTCGTCGTCAATAATTGACATAATTCCTTCACTTAAAAGCTCACTAAATTCACTCTCATTTTTAAGGTGTAATCTATTGATTGCATTCTTTAAATTTAGCTCACCTAATCGAGCCCAATATAAAGCACATAAATCAATAAATAATCCTTTGCTCTCTCTTGAGCAGTCTTGAATAGTTCCTACGTTCCAGTCTGAAGCTTCGAACTTAAAATAAGGTAGTTTAAAACTCTTTTTTTCTTTCATTGTTTTTTGTTTGTTGGTGCAAATATATAATCAATTTTTTTACAATCAAGTACTTTTTAAAATAAACTTGCAATGCAAAAGCATATGCACTTGCAATGCAAATGCATTAATGTACTGATTATCAATAAGTTAATTTGCTGTATTTTTATGTAAATATTTTTTAGAATATATGCTTAACTACATTGGTATATATATAATACTATGATAATAGTATTAAATAACCTACCTAAAGTATCGTTAAATAAATGGTACTCAGGTATCCATTGGACTCAGCGTAAAAAGATAAAGGATAACTATATAAATGTAGTTAAATCTCAATTCAATAAAGTATTCTCAAAAGATAATAAGTATAATGTTAGTTATTATTTTGAATTTAAATCTAGGCCATTAGATGCTTCTAATTGTGTGGCCATGGTTAAAATGATTGAAGATATCTTATTCGAAAATGACGGCTATAAGATAGTAGAATCTATAACTATACATAGCAGAAAGAGCACCGAAGATAGACTCACAATAAAAATAAATTAAAAAAAACACTTTTTTATTTGCTATTTAGATTTTTTGTATACATTTGCAGTACAAAACAATTAAACAATAACAAATATGAAAGAACCAATACTTATAGTATTATCATTTAACGTAATACTTTCTTTAATGCTAGTATACCTAGAAAGGTATGGCTTAGCTTACACTTTACTAATGGTCGGTATATTGGCCATAGTAGAATTAATTTACACAAAACTTAATAAATAAATAAATAAAATGAACAAAACAAAAAATCTATTCAGAACATTAATTATCTTATCTGTATTTCTAGCATCTTGCGGAGATAGAGAAGTACCTATCCCGTCTAACTCAAATGAGGTTAGTATCTATGAATTTGAGTCTACTTACAAGTACATTAAAGGTACTAGCAGAATCTTTGATATGACAATATCTAAAGACTTTACTAACTCTTTATATGTTACTATGACTACATTAGCTAATCCTAGTGGAAATCCAGAGACACTAACAGAGATAACTAGATTAAGCGATAGTTCCTTCTTATGTAATTATAGATGGGGCAATATTATCTACGGCGACGCTATGCTATTTTTAGACAAGTCAGGACAAAGAAAACTATATATAGACCATTCTAATGGTAAAGAATATAACGCAATAGAATATTAAATAAATAAACAATTAAACAAAATGAACAAAAAAGAATTAGTAAGAGTAGCTGCATTTATTACAGCATTAACTTTATTTAACATGACAATAATGATAGCTTCTTTATTATGAAATTTAAGTCACTATTATCAAGTCAAATGAAAAGTATAATCTTGTCAACTACAACTAAGTCTGAAAGAAAAGAAGTAGCTGAGAAAAACGGTTATAGCGAGCACACCTTAAACTCTATAATAAGAGGAGACAGAAACATTAACTCAAAGAATGAGGATTTAATTTTAGATTTAATTAGATTATCTATAGCTAAGGCTAAGACAATGGAGAAATCTTTAATTAACTATTCATCTATGTATGAAATAAGATGAAATAAAAAAGGGGGCAATTAAGCCCCCTTACAATAAACAACAAAAAACAAATCTTTATTAGGTTTTCATTGATTCAATGATACGACAAATAAAAATAATAAAAAAGTTTTGTTGACAATATCAAAAATTACATTATATTTGCACAATAAATAAAACAAAAATAAAAATGTTAAACTTAAAAGTTACAGACAAAGACAGCTTTAGGAGAGTAGAATTAGTAGAGATGGACTTATATTACGAGGACGGAGGTTACATATCTGGAGAGGTTGTTATAACGTCTACTATAGGTAGTATCTTCATGTATGAAGGTAGGTTCGATGAGGACGAGTTTGATGGATTCGGATTAACTATATATGACGACGAAGATGAAATAGATATAGAGCCAATAGGTAAGCTTCTATATGAATACTAAAATAAACTAGAATAATTAAATAATTTAACTATATTTGTAATATGAATTTATACAATAAACTAAACGAAGTAAAAAAAGAGATAGGTATTATCTCGAAGGATACTACAAATCCTTTCTTTAAATCAAAGTATTTCGACATTAACGGACTACTTAAACACGTAGAGCCATTACTTCAAAAGAATGGCCTATTGTTATTGCAGCCTATATTAAAAGGCGAGGTATCTTCACAGATTATAGACGTAGAGTCTGGAGATAGTGTTACTAGTTCTATGGAACTACCTCAAATACAAGACCCTCAGAAGTTAGGGTCTGCTGTAACTTACTATAGACGATATACGCTACAGTCTCTTTTGGGTCTTCAGGCAGAGGATGACGATGCTAACGCTGCTAGTGAATCAACTAAATCCAATAAGCCATGGATTAACGAAGGCGACAAGATATGGGAGTCAGCTATATCTAAAAAGATTGCATTATCCAAGATAAAAGAGCACTATTCTATATCTAAAGTTAACGCTGAAAAATATCCTTTCAAATGAGATTTAAGATAAGAGCTTCTGCTTCAGGTAAGCTAATGACAAAGTCCCGCTCAAAAGATGGGGCTTTGTCTAAGACAGCTTTAAGCTATGTCCAAGATTGGTACAAAGAGCAAATCTATGGAGTTAAAAAGAACATAGATAACAAATACCTTAGAAAAGGAATATCTGTAGAGGATAACGCTATAGATTACGCTGCTACCGAATTAGGTTGGTTGTTTGCTGAAAAGAATGAAGAGTATTTTGAGGATAGCCATTTCTGCGGAACTCCTGACGTTATATTAGATGACACTATAATAGATATTAAATCTAGCTGGGATTGCTTTACATTCCCTTTATTTGATGAAGAAATACCTAATAAGGATTATTACTACCAACTTCAGACTTATATGGCCTTAACTGGTCTTAAAAAGGCTCAGTTAGTATATGTGCTAATGGATACTCCAGAAAGCATAGAACGAGACTCTATTAGCTATGAATCAGTAGAATCTAAGTATAGAATAAAAATATTTAACGTAGATTATGACGAGGAAGTCGTAGAGTCTATGCGGGATAAGGTGCAATACGTTAGAGATAATGTTATAAATACTTTAGAAAAATAAAAAAAATTCTTTGTATTATAAATTTATACATTATATTTGTACCAACAAACAAACAAAAAACAATGAATGCAATGAATCCATACATAATCCCACTACTTAAGACTTACGATATAAGTGTACAGATAAAGGATGTAAAAAATACAGATTCTTTAATGTACATGATAGCAGATAAGTTTGTAGATACGAAGCCTATAATGTCATTATACGGAGAAATAACTACTCATGAGCTTATAAGTGAAGTTAAAGGTAGAAGTAGAAAGCAAGGTGTCCAAGATTTAAGGAATTTAATTATGTATTTCGTTAAGAATGTAAATAACTTAACATTAAAAGAGGTAGGAAAGATATTCGGCGGTAGAGACCACTCTACTGTAATTAATAATATGCAACAGTACGAGAATGCTTGCGAATTTAACAAATCTATTTACAGACAGCATCTAGATTTATGTGTAGAGTTTAACGCACAAAACAAGATTAAACCACTAAAAGAGAGTTTTAACTATTAAATACAAATAAAAATGAACACAACAAAACAAGTAAAACAGCTATTGACAGAAAACCCAGAAATGAGAGACAATCCAAAGAAATTAATCAGAAGAGCACTTCAGGACGTGTACGGAGTTAACGTACTTGCGGCCTTAGTTATATCTGAGAAGTATATGGAGGTAGAGAGAATCATGAGAAGCAATAGACAGATTCAGTCTCAAAACGAAGAGCTTAGAGGTAAAAAGTGGGGCTTTAGAAAGAACATATTAGCTCCTAAGATTAAGTCTTTATTAGGTTACAAATAATGAATTACAGAGTAGCAATGGCCTTTCATTGGCCGCACGATAGATTCTCACTAGGTTGGGAATATATATCACCAGACGAGGACTTTTCATTCAGTAGAATTAGTATATTTCTAGGAGTAATAACCTTATTTATAGATTATGAGAGAAATTAATAGAATTGTTATACATTGCTCAGCTACTGTAGAGGGTCAAGATATAGACTCAAAAACTATCAGAGGTTGGCACGTTAACGGACGAGGTTGGTCAGATATAGGATATCATTATATTATAAGACTCAACGGAGATATAGAAGCTGGTAGACCCATCGAAAGAATGGGGGCTGGAGTAAGAGGTCACAATAGAGATACTATTCATGTATGTTATATTGGAGGTATTGATGAAGATATGAATCCAAAAGACACCAGAACACCAGAACAAAAAGAATCATTAATAAAATTAATAAAAAGAATCAAATCCAAATTAAACAATAAAATAACTACGCATGGCCATAATGAATTTTCATCAAAGGCGTGCCCAAGTTTCACAGTAAAAAACGAAAATTATGACAGAGATTAGACCTAGATTAAGCGGAAACAAGAGAGCCGCATACGAGAACATAACTAAGGACGAAAAAAGAATACTAGTTATAGGAGATTTACACGCTCCATTCACATTAGATGGATACTTTGAATATTGCAAAGAAGTGTACGCTAACTATAATTGCAATCAAGTTGTATTTATAGGAGATATAATTGACAATCTCCCTTATCTC